CGGAGACATAAAAGTATATACGATATTTTTCATATTAACAATCCTCCTCATAGAGAATGGCTTCCTGCATACCCTTGACCCATTCAGCGTTCTTGCCGTACTTATAGAAGCCTTGATATACTTTCTTGTTCTCGTAGATGGTTTGAACTGTACTGATGGTGAACTTAGTGCCGCTACGATTGGTATAACCCTGTGCGTTTAGAACCTCGCAGATTGCCTTGTAGGTCATACCTTCCTTATCTTTCATACGGAAAATCATCTTAACAACATTGGCTTCTTCCTTGACAACGACCATTTGATGATTCTCAGCCTTATAGCCGTAAGGAGTACGACCACCGCTATAACCGCCCTTAGAGGACTTGACTGTGCGACCTGCACTTGTACGCTTATTGATGTTGTCCCTCTCCATCTCTGCACAGGTGAGAGTGAACGCCTTTAACATATTAGCAAAAACACCGAACTGTCCGAAGTCTTCCGTGATGCTGATAAGCTCAACATTCTTACGAAGCAATGCTCCTTGATAGTAAAAGTAGATGTTAATGTCTCTCGCAACTCTGTCGGACTTAGCAACTACGACTGCTTCATACGGAGGGTTAGTAACCTCGCCATAAACAATCTCATCGAAGCCGGGTCTATACTTAGCACCGCTCTCGCCCTCATCGGAATACCACTTAACGATGTTCATATCGTTTTTGGAACAGTAGTCAATGATTTGCTCTCTCTGTACTTCAAGACCAAACTTATCGTCTCCGATTTGTCCGTCTGTACTCACTCGAATGTATGCAACAACATTTTTCATAATGCAGTCCTCCTTTGCTTTACGATAACAGTTTACCATAATTACGATAACTTGTCAATAGGTTTTCGTAAATTCGCCTTTTTTATTTTCGAGTGTGGTAGGAAGACCTACCCCGCTCGACTCCTGCCGCCCATATCCCCCACAGGGCAGCACCCACGCCGAGACCGTTGCCGCCGCTCTGATAGAACCACCAAAGCACCCGAACCAACGCCCGAACCCGTGAAAAATAAAAAAAGTTTGAATATTTACGATAAATCTTGATTTACCGCTTGACATTTACGATAAATAATGATATAATGTTATCGTAATAGAAAAGGGCGAACCGCTCACCCCTACCACAGAGCAACGGAACGCCCACACAACCAACCCACGCCGGGCGGCTGCTCCTCTATTATAGCACAACCCCGGCACAAATACAAGGAGGAATAAACAATGACAGAAACCACAAAAAGAACCCGAACCGCCGAAGAAATAACCGCCGACATTATCGCATACTTTGAAAATAACGAAAATGTTTTTAATGATTGTATGGAAGAGTTAGACGGGTATAACGGCTATTTAGGAGATAACCGCTATTATTCAATGGATGAATTAGACGAGTTTTACAGAGACTCTGACCCCCTCGAAATTTTACGCCGTGCCTATTATGGGCGAGATGATGACACTTGGACAACAGACAGTAGCGGCAATAAAACATACGGCGAATTTAACCCGAACCGAGACTATTTTTATTATAACGGTTATGGTAATTTAGTATCAAGCGACTATAAAGAATATTCTGCACACCTCGACCACTACGCAATAGAAGCAATGAGCGAAAACCGCAGTTATATTGACTCTATTGACAATGACGAAGAATTAACCGCCCTTTTTGATGAATTGGAAGCGGCAGCAGAGGAGGAGTAATAATGGAAAGAAAACACGAACAGACCGCAAAACAGTTTTGCGAAGCTCTGCGAACCATCGCAGGAAAGCCGGAGAACCTCGAAAACTTCGAGTTATATTTATCAATGCACTTCCCCGAATGGCTCGAAAAGTTCGCAAACACTCCCGAAAACATAACCGCAGAGTTGAAACAATTTGCCGAAATGATTATATAATGGGGGGTGATTGTTTGCTTTGGTTGTTGCTCCCTTTCGCCGTGGTCGCTTGTGCTGCCGGGTTAAAATGGAAATAAGAAAGACCGCCCACGCCGGGCGGCTTTTCTTTTGCCCTTCTGCCGTTGGTGGAGGGGCTTATATTTTCGCATCGTCTGAGAGCCACAGAAACGCCCACAGAACGCCGCCACCGTTACGCCCTCACCACTACACCACCGAACCAACGAACGCCACACAGAGAGCCACGGAGAGCGACCGAGCGAACAACCAAAGCACCACCACCGAACCGCCCACACGGGACCGGCAGCACCCACGCAGGGCGGCAGAGAAAGACCGCCGCCGACAAAGCCGGAAGCGGTCAAAATTTGGGTCTATGTCTGTCAAAATTTCGCCCGTCAAAATTTCAAAATTTGCGGTCAAAATTTAGTCGGTCAAATTCTCGTCTGCGACACTTTCGAGATAGCGTTCTTCAAGCTCAGCGTTCGACTTTTGCTCACCGAGAGGATTGTTCGGAGTAAGTACGACTTCCTGCTTATCAGCATACCCGAAGTTGTTCTTCATAAGGAAGATGCCGGACACGGGGTTTATCTTGCCGTTCTGCATATAGTCTTCCATCATCAAGTTCAAAATTTGATATGCCTTTTTTATCGTGTTACCCCTATCAGAATTTTCACCTTGCGACCATTGCCATATAGTTTTCCTATCTACACCAATCGCAAGAGCCAATCCTGCAACGGAAGGCTTCGAGTCATCCTCTGCACAGATTTGAAAATATTCCATAATTCTCTCTTCGAGCAGAGCCACATTCTTCGTGTCAAATTTCGGAAGATTCGCCAACTTCAAAGCGTGGGTCAAATATTTCGTATTGTCTCCCGGCTCAGTCTGTACCTGCATCTGCTCCGAGCGTTTCGGTCGCTTCTGCTTGACAATCTTTTCGCCGATTTCGGTCAAACTTTTGTCATCCATCCCATTCAACCTCCATTTCTTTCAGAGTTTCCATTATCCAAGACCATATCACTCTGTCAAATTCTAAGCGATTACAACAACGACAATATCTCGCCACAGTTGGGTAACTTACCGCATATCGCTTTATCATTCGCTCGTAAAGGTCTCGAACCTTATAGCCTTTCAGCCGTAGAGCTTCTTTTAATTGCATCTACTTCTCCTTTCTACCTTACAGTAGGTCAAGTAGTTCATTTTCAAGTTTTGCACACAGTTCCTCTATATACACGCATACTAAGGCAAACTCTTAGCAAAATGCTAAAATGAACTACTTTAACTACTCATACGAAGAGAAACACCATCATAAACGGCATAACCATTCGACATTCGCTTACCGCTATGCCATTCCGGGTGCTGCTCCATACCTGCGTTGAATTTCTTAGCACTCATAACAAAATACCCATTACTCTTACACCATATCTTGAAAGAGTCGTAGAGTGCTTTTGCCCTCGTGCCACCTTCTTCGACTTGTTCGCACTTCTCTTCAAGGAACTGCAATACAAGGTCGTTGTCTCGCTCGTACTGCTTAATAACTCGCTTCATCTTATCACTCATCGTGAGACCAAAACGCTTATACTTGAAGTACCCAACGAGCAACCAAGTAAATATACCTTTCATCGCTTCGGGCGTTCTGAATACCTCTTTCAAGGTCTCGTCTCGCTCCTCTTCGGTAAAGTGCTTATTGAACTCAATTACTCGAACCCTGTCCGATGCGAACAGGGATTTATCCTGTACGGCAGGTAGGTCATTACAGGATAACCACATCGTAAACTGTGGGAGGAATGTCATCACGCTTTCGTAGAGATTACGAGCGGTAATTTCCTCACCACCCGTCAACTGCTTAATGGTCTCCTCATCAAGTCTGCCATACTGATTACTCTCTGCCATTGTTACGAATCGCTTACCTTTGAGGGCGGCGATAGTGGGAGATGCACTCTCAGCGTTCTTTGCTCTGTCTGCCTTACAGATGATAGAAACAGGGCTTACAGTCGCATAATCTCCGAGAAGATGGTGGATAGTACCGAGCATCGTACTCTTGCCGTTACGGGTCGTTTTGCCGTGGAGAATGAACATACATTCCTCTTTGGAAGTACCGAGCATAGAATAGCCCAAAGCTCTCTGTAAATAGTCGGCTTTCTCCTTATCCTTACTCGTAATCTCATCGACAAATTTTTCCCAACGGTCGCAACGAATATCCTCCTGCATCGTGTACTCGAAGTTGGTCTGCATTGTGAGATAGTCTCGCCAATCGTGTTCACGGAAGGTCATATTTTCAAGGTCATAAGTGCCATTGAGACAGTTTATCAGATTCGGGTTTGCATCGAACTGAGCGGCGGCAATCGGGAATACCGATGCGGCATCTTTCATAAGTCTATCACGGAAGCGGCGGTCTCCCATCTTATTGACGAAACCAAAATATTGCTTACGCTTTTCCTCGTCTGTGATTTCCCCACAGTAGAGAACCATAAGGCGAGTAAACTCCTTAATCTTCTCAGCCACGAGCAGAGAGCCGACATCCTTACGCCACGCCCCCTTGTCGTAGGTGTACCAAGATTTTGCTTCGGGGCAATAGCGAGTGTCATTTCGGTAGCACTCCGAGAAAAGCTCAGCCATACCGCTCTCATCCCAAGAGTAGCCGCTGTTATCCGGCTGATAGGATTCGGGCTGAATACGCTTGATATAAAACATCTTGTCGGAGAGTTCCTCAGACATTATGTACCGACCATTGTTGAGTCGGAATAGTTCTTTATCTTCGACTACTTCACTCATCGCTCTGCACCTCCTTATTGACTATCTTGTACTTCCCATACTTATCGAGCAAGAAAGTAGGCGTTACTATCTCATAGCCCTCGTTCTCGTAGTATCGCCGTGAGGAATAGTAACATCTTTTTTCCTGCCAATCGATTTGATAACATCTATCGCCCTTTTCTCGCTCATCCCAATAGGTTCGCCATACTGTAACATCGTTTTCGATACAAAATGAGATGAGTTTTCCATACTCTTCAATGTTGGTTATCAAAAAGGCTCTCTTATTCATCATCGCCTTGCACCTCTCTTTTCTTGAAAATAGCGTAGGGCAGAATCCATATAGGTATAGTTAGATAAATCAAACAGACAATAAAGCATTTATCTTCGCTCATAACTACCTCCTATACCTCGTAACAGAATTTACGATGGTCTGTATCTCACCGACCGGCAGAGGAGGAGTACACGCCGCTTCGTTTGCTTTGAGGAGTTCTTGATAAATCTTCTGCTTTTCGTAGCCTTGATTATGTAACTGACCTGCGAGAGAAGTTAAGCTCAAATTCCTCATACCCTGTGGAATGGGAGGGTAAGTCGGTTCGAGAGAAATTTTTCCGTTTTCGGGTTTCGTGTAAACGGGAGAGTAGATACGCTGAGAGTAGTCGGAGTCGTTACCTTCTTTCTCGTCTTCG